GCCGCACCGTTCACGTCGCGGCATGACGAGGTGCTGCACGGCAACGCAATCGACTTCGGCATCACGATGCCGGACGGGTCGAACCGTGCGCTGTACGCGGACGAGTTCGACCGGCTGCACCAGATCGTCGAGGGCCGCGGCGGCACGTGGACCGGCCGCTACTTCAACGAGCCGTGGCACCACGAGTTCGCGACCCGTGCCGAAGCGGTTCCCCCGTACCCGGACGCTCGAGCTCGCCTCGCCGCGAAGCCGTCCGCAGCCCCCAATCCGCCGGTGAAAGCGCCGGCACCCGTCAAGCCACCCACTCCGAAAGTCGAGGCAGACATGCTCTACGTCACGTCCAAGAAGACGCAGAAGAAGTACGCGATCGGTGAGCTGTCGTTCACCGCCGTGTCCTCGTCCCGCGCGATCACGTACTCCAACGCGATCCCCGGCGACACCAGCCTGTTCCAGGAGCTGTCCTCGGCGCAGGTGTCCGGTCTGATCCAGGACTGCCGTGACCGTCGGGACTCCCTGGGTGTCGCGGTGTCGGCGAAGTTCGAGTCGGCTGTGAAGGCGGCTCTGGCTGAGGAGGACGCAGCGTGAGCGGCGAGCACGAGGCTATCGGGAAGATCGACGTGCAGACAATCTGGTTCCAGTCGAAGCGTGTCCTTCGCACCGTCGTGCAGGTCGTCATCGGCGCCGCCACGGTGCTCACTGTCGTCGTGGTCGTGGCGCCGCAGGTGCTCGAGGCCATCGCGGACGTCGTCCCGGGTCCGGTCCTGGCGTGGCTGACGGGTGCGGTGGCGACGCTCGCTGCGGTGTCGGCTGCGCTTACGAAGATCATGGCGATCCCGAAGGTCAACGAGCTGCTGACGCTGATCGGCCTCGGTTCGGTGCCGAAGGCGGTGGCGGTGGAGACGGCGGCTGCGAAGTCGCAGGAGCTGCAGCCGGCGCAGTTCGCGCCGTCGCAGACGGACATCCGAACCGAGCAGGGCGACCCCACCGTCTGACCGGTGGCTTCAGGAAAGGGGGCCGCATGCTGCGGATCCTGAGACGGATGGTCCCGGAGAACCGGGACTACCTCGTCGTGTACGCGTGGGGTGCGGCGTGGACCACGTGGTTCGTTGTCTTCACCCCCGACCCGCTCTCGTCGCTGTTCTACCGGGGCACGGTGATCCTCGTCGCGTGCCTCGGTTTGGTCGGGGCTGCGCTCGCGATCGCTGGGATGCTCCGGAACGATCACCTCACCCTCGAACGGTTGGGGGTGTCCCTGATGGTCGTGCAGCCTGTCGGGTACGCCGTCTTCCAGCTGGTGCAGACCGTTGTGGACCTGTCCCTGACGGGGACGACGCAACGGTCTCACCTGGTGCTGCTCGGTCTGTGGCCGGCGTGGTGGCTGTGGAAGCGGTACCGGGTGCTGTCGCGCCGTGTCGCTGAGGCGAAGGAGACCCCGCTGCCTTCGGAGCGCACCGAGTGACCGAGCGGTGGGGTGTGGTGCTGCACTGGGTTGCCACACGCCCGTCCCCGACACCTGGACCTTCAGTGGATCCCGCGTCGGTGGTCCCGGTGGGGCAGATCGCATCCGTGCTGATCTCCGCCACTGTCCTCGCGGCTGCGATCTCCGCCCTGGTGGCGTGGTTGAACAACCGGCGGAACGCTCGCATCCAGGAGCGGAAGAACACGGCGGACGAGAGCAACGACATCGTCGCCCGGTACAAGGAAGCCGCGGCGGAGGAACGGTCCGCGAAGGAGTCCGCGGTGCAGACGGTGCAGAAGCTGCTGGACATCTCGCAGGCGCAGGTCGTGAGTCTGCAGTCCACGGTGGGGCGGTTGACGGACACGATCGACACGTTGCAGCGGTCGGCGGAGTCGCAGCAGGACATCATCACCGCGATCACGCAGGAACGTGACCGGTTGCAGCAGGAGCAGGAGCAGCTGCAGCAGCAGATCGACGAGAAGCGGGATGAGCTGTTGCAAGCGCAGCAGGAAATCCTCGAGCTCACGTATCCGCGGTCCGTGGTGACGGACATCAAGTCGCACCGCAACGAGGCGTGACACCAGTTCCAGGCCGTAGGGCCGTGACATCGGAGAGAGGCCAGCATGGCAACGCAGTACGCAACGATCGTGGTGCGGCGCGGGAACGCGGAGTCCTGGGCGGACAGTGCTCGTCCGCTTGAGCCGGGTGAGTGGGGGTATGACGACACGTCGCGGGTGACGAAGATCGGTGACGGGTTCAGCCTGTGGGCGGAACTCCCGATCCACCTGACGGCTACCGGTGACGGGGAGCTGCCCGCCCTGGTCCGCTCGCAGCTCGCCGCGAACCTTGCTAACCCCGCCACTCTCGAAGGCGCCGCGCTGGCTGAGGTCATTGCGAACAGTGGCGGAGGTGGCGGCGGATCGGCACCGCTCGCCTACGACTCGGCCACCGGCACCTACTCGGCGCCCGCCGGTTCCAACATCGCCTACGACGCCAACACTGGCGCGTACTCGTCGAACTGACCAGGAGGTCAACCCGTGGCTATCCCCCCGTTCCTCGCGTTCGACGCGACCACCAAGCTGCCCCCGAAGAGCGCCATCGACGCGCTCCGCACGGCACTCGGGATCCGCACCACAACGACACGGCTCGCCGTGTTCGGTGACTCCATGTCCGCTCTGACGCAGGGTGGCTACGCCCCGTACGGCAGCCTCGTTGCTGACTACCTCGGGCTGGCGCTTTTCAACCCGTCGACTCCGGGCGAGCGCACCAGCGACATCGCAGTCCGCCAGGGCGGCCTCGCGCCGAAGTTCACGGTGCCAGGCGGAGTCATCCCGATTGACACCAGCGAGTTCGCGGTCACCCTCGCCGAGTCGTACACGTCCGGGTACAGCCCCGCAGCGACGACCAAGGGGAACATCGGCACGTTCCTGAACGTGTCCTTCCTGGGCGTCCCCGTCAACCTGTACCACGTCAACAATGCCTGGACCATGGCACGCGTCACCGCAGCAGCGGGTTCCTCCCCGCAGCCCGTCGCAGTGCCGGCAAGCGGTGCCGTCGTCCGCGACATCGCATCGGCTGCCTGGCGCAACGCTGTCCAGGTGTACATGGGTGGGTTCAACGGCGGCGAACAGGTCAAGGACGTGACGACCATGTCGGCGTACCTCGAGAACCCCGGCCGGTTCGTGGTTCTCGGCATGTCCACCGGATCCAGTGGCGGGGACCCGACACCGTACAAGGCAGCCAACGCCGCCCTGAAGACGGCGTTCCCGGATCAGTTCTTCGACATGGCTGCGTACGTCATCACCAACGGTCTCACGGACGAGGGCATCACCCCGACGGCTCAGGACAACACCGACATTGCCGCCGGAATCGTGCCCACCTCCCTGCGGCGCGCGTCGAACGACCCGCACTACAACGCCGCAGGTCAGCGCGTCATCGCGCGCCGGCTGGCGGAGCTTCTGATCGAACGCGGCTTCGTGGCTGCGGCTTCGACGAACCGCATCCCTGCGCGAGCGGTCCCCGGAGTGAACCTGATCCTGTCGCTGCCGAGCACCACATCTGTGGCGTCCGTCGCGCCGAACTCGGCACTGCAGGGCGCCGATGCGTTGTCGGTGCGGCTGATCGACATGACGATCCCTTCCGTCACGGCAGCCAGTGGTTACCGCGCGCTGGCCTCTCGTTGGCAGTCGGGGAGTGGGAACTGGCAGTTCCTGCTGGCGTCCGACGGGACGCTCTTCATGCAGGATGCCAACGGTCCAGTTGGGGAGCAGTCGACACCCATCGCCCCGGCGAACGGCGTCATCAGCCTGCGTCTGGACATCAACCGGGCTGCCGGCACGATGGCGTTCTACACGTCCACCAACAGCGGGGCGACTTGGACGCAGCGTGGCACGACCACCACCGGACGTTCCACGACGAATGCGCTCAGTGGAAACTCGACTGCTCTGCTGCGGGTCGGTGCAACCAGTGCCTACCCGGCAGTGGCGGGCAGCAAGCTGAAGCGCATCACGATCCTCGATGGCAGCGGGGCGACTCTCGTGAACCACGACTTCACCGTCACGGACACTGAGGGCTGGACCTACGCCGGAGACGCGGCGATCATCTCCGCTTGACCAACACAACGGGGCCTCCGAACTCGAAGTTCGGAGGCCCCGTTGACCATTTGGTCAGAACGTGGGGTCCGCGCCAACTGTGAACTGGTCGAGCGCTTCGCCGACCTTCGCGGCGATCAGCTTGTGTCCGCCGTCGTTGACGTGTGCCCCGTCGAAGTTGAACTGGGCGCTGTTCTCGTCGTTGAACCACTTCGTGGCGCGTGGGTTGATGGAGTATGCGTCCGCTGCGCGTGCACCAGCTTCGACGCTGGTGTCCATCCGTTCGATTTCCGTGGCAAGGGGCTCCGGTGCGGCAGGGCCGATGACGATGACTTCGGCGTCCGGCCATGCAGCGCGAACTGCCTGAACGTCCTCCTTCACGGCGGCAACCAAATCGGAAGCGTCGGCGCGGTAATCGTTCTGACCGCCCTCGAGGATGACGAGGGCAGGGGCGATGTTCTTGTCCTTCGCGTGCGCAGCGATGCGCGTGGAGAACTGGTTGCTGTCCTTGCCGTCATCGCCTCCACCCCAGGTGAATCCGGTACCGCCGATTCCGTCGACCTTCGCGTCCCAACCCTGGTCCTCGGCAAGCAGGGTCGTCCAGCGCGCGGCGTCGGAGCTCGCTCCGGTTCCTTGTGCGTACGAGTCTCCGATCACGAGCACCTGCGGGTTCTTGGGGAGTTGCAGCGGGTCGATGCTCGCCTTGCTGGTGAACGTCGGGACGGGTCCAGGCTCGGCGCCGGCCGCTGGCTTCGACGCGTTGACCTGCTGCATCGCGAGGACGACGAGCGTGATCGCCATGATCGCGACGAGCACGATGATGATGCCCTTGTAGCTGCGTTCAAACCAGCTGATGAAGTTCCCCATGATGATCCGATCGTAAGTGACTCTCAGGATGCGCCCCACTCCCTACTCGGGGGTGGGGCGTGTTTCTGCGTTCAACGGCGTGGTTTCAGCTGCCGGACGGTTGCGCTCGAGCGTGGGACCCACAGGTGGTGGACGAACCCCATGAACACGAGTTGCACGTACAGGCGGTCGCCTGCGTCGGCTTGGACGAACCCGGGGACTCGTTGACGGCCGCTGCGGGAGAAGACGACGTCAACCCAGACGGGGGCGTGGTCGACCGCTTCGGACCATTCGACGCCGTCGATGCCTTCCGGCTGGTCCTCGGGCGGGTCGGGGTGGATCGGTGGGGACCACTGGTACTGCATGCGGGAAGTGTCCCTCCACCCGCCGACATGAAGCTGTGGGCTTCATTCCGCCGAAGTTAAGCCGATCCGTGCTGCAGCGTTCACCTTCGCCGCGAACGCTCGAGCATCCCGCTCATCCTTGATCGGGAACGGCACGCCCAGGTAGTACGTGTCGTTCTCGATCGTCAGGAACCCGGTGCCCTTCTGCTTCCGGAACGCAAGCGCGAACACGCCGGTGAGGACGATGCGGGTCGCTGTGATGCGGCGTTGCGCGTCGGCGCCGACCACGACTTCCGCTCGAGCTCCCACGACAGGTTCGCGGCGGGCGTGGCCCTGGTCGGTCCAGCCGATCATCCCGTCTGTGAGGTAGACGCCGGCGAACTTCCCCGACTCCCGCTGACGCCGGTTGATCTCGTCGAGACGGGCTGACGCTTTCACTGCCCGCTCGTCCGCTCCTGCCAACCACTCCTTGAACCCCATGAGGAACAGTGTCCCCTAGCGTCGGAACTTCCGCCAGAGCCGCCCCAGCGGCCGGTAGTAGACGATCACGGCAAGTCGAGTCAGTGCCAAACGCAGGCGTGTCGAATCCTGCTGCCACCCGCTCACAACGCGTCCGCCTTCCAGCAGGTGCAGTCACCAGGCTCTTGCTCGTGGCCGAGGAAGTCGTGGCTTCGGCTTTCGCAGTCGAGCGCGTGCGGCGCGTTCTCGATTACAGCCCGCAGCCGGTCCAACTCGTCAGCGGCGGCATTCAGCGCGTCAGAACTGTCAGCCAGCGCCCGCCAACCAAGTTCGCCCGCGTCCGCGACTTCCGCCGCGACCTGTGCCGTTTCCCGCAGCGCGTCCGTGTCCACCGGGTCAGTCATTGCTTGTCCTTCCAGCATCCGCACCAGCACCCGATGTGACGAGGGTGATCCTTGTGATCCCGTAGCCAATGCCCACAACTTGCGCACCGCTCACCGAACCCCATTACGGTGCTCCTGGGGTGCGGTGTCGGCGGTGAGGATGACGCGTGCCCCGTGCCCGACTTCATGCGAGCTCGAGCCGACTTCATGTTCAAGCGGGAACCACGCCAGTCGACCATCAACGGAGAAGCCGACCTCGCTCCGTTCCCAGATCAACCCATCCGGGCCAACCACTACGGTTCCCCCCGGCTGTGTATCGAGCTCGGCGATCGTAAGATTTGCCGGACGCTGCACCGCTTCAAGCTGATCGGCGGCGGTGCGGAGAGCTGCGGCCATCTTCCGGTAGCGAAGAGCGTGACCGGTCTGGGCGCGGCGATCTGCGTTCTCCGCAGCCATGGCCGCATCCAGCGCCAGCGCGCGCATCTGCTCCGGGGTCATCGGATGCCACCGTTGTCTCGCAGGGCAGCGAAAGTGTCGCGCGCCTCGATCTGATCGGCCGCAGACCGAAGCGCCGACCGCAGTTCGAGGATGTGCGCGAACACGTCCTCCTGCCGGATCTCCTTCGCGGTCAGTTCCCGCATCTCCTGCGGAGTGGGGTCGGTCATCGCTGGGCCTCGCGCTTCCATCGCTGCACTGTGTTGGTGCTGATGTCGGTGAGGGCCGCGATCTCACGGACGCTGACGCCCGCGTCGATTGCGTCGATCACGCTCGCTCGGAGTTCGGCGTCGGCCTTCCGGGCCGCTTCCCCAGCATCGACGAGCCGGCGCCGCATGGTGGGCGTGGGTGGGCTGCTGAGCTTCGGACTCACGGTTGTCATCGTACGGGCCTCCTATGTGTGGCTGTTTCGCTACCTTCAGCGTACTCTTTTGTGTAGCGGAAACGCAACACAAAGGAGACCAAGAATGAGCGATCGAACCTGTACCGCCGACGGATGCTCGCGGAAGCACTACGCACGCGGGTGGTGCAAGCCGCACTACAAGCGCGAGGCAGCCCGTCAGAAGGCGCTGAGCGGGCAACGGCAGCAACTGCGGAACCTGGCACCCGCCGAGGTCATCGCAGCCCGCATAGACGTCACTGAGACCGGCTGCTGGGCATGGGGCGGGGCGCGCGACCCAAAGGGGTACGGACGGCTCATGTACCGCGGCGAGCAGTACCTGGCGCATCGGTTCTCGTACGAGGCCAGCCGAGGCCCAGTGTCCGAGGACATGACCCTCGACCACCTGTGCCGGAACACGTCATGCGTGAACCCGACGCACCTGGAAGTCGTCACGCGCAGCGAGAACTCGAACCGCAGGTGGCAGTCGCGAGCTGCGTGACGAAGTCCGTGGCCGAACGACGGGCGGGCGTGTCGCGTCCCGGTGAAGGGTCAGGGGGTACACGAAAGGCCCGATCAGAACCCGGGGGATGCTACCGGGGATACACTGATCGGGCCTTTGCCGTGCACCCCCTCGGACTCGAACCGAGAACCCACTGATTAAGAGTCAGTTGGTGAACGTCACTTCTGACGTTGCGGACTGCCTTTCGGACGTGTAGCGTGTCCAATGTGATCGCACGACCCCGTACGGTCACAAACCAATGGATACACGAGGCGGATGCACCACGAACACGCCCGCAGGAGACCGCAGCGGCACGAAACCTGCCGCCAGCACCCCAGCGCACACGCCGCGTCTTCACCCGAAGCTGACGCGTCGCCACTACCAGAAAGAACCAACTTGCACCACCGCAGGAGGAGAACATGAGCGAAGCACTCGACACCTGGAACCGAACCGACACTGCAGGCATCGGGTCACCCCGGGAGGCGTACGTGTCTGGCTGGAACGCCGCGGTCTACGCCGCGCAGGAAGAGCTCGTGAAGCGGGACCAGTTCTCGGAGCGCACGCTCCGAATCCTCGACGGCCTACTGGACAAGAGCAACTTCTCTGTCTCTCGTACCAGCGCCGACCATGCAGAGAATCTGCCGGTTGCTGAAACCAGCAGCGGCCAGCACCGCAAGGTGCTGCTCCAAGCAGGGGACGACCTCCCCGTCTGCGACACCTGCGTCAACATCCTGGGCCTCAACGTCCGTTGGGACCACGCGGTCCAGCGCCATGCTCTGATGCCCAACGAATAAGGGCTGACCCGCGCTCACGGATCAGCCCCGCCCCACCAGTGAAGAAAGCACCGAAGGGAACAGAAGTGGACAGTACGACCAACCACCGACGTAGGAGACCCACCTGTCGAGTCTGGATTGCACACGACAGGAGGACAGGACAGGGCTGCGGCCCAAGAAGGAGGACGACATGACACGACTCACGGAGCAGCAGACGAAAGACCTGTCGGCATTGAACGCCGGCAACAGCCTTCCCCTGCTGGAAGCGACGGTGTACCGGGCAAGCCGCAACGGCATCGACGACACCGAGCTCGACTTCCTCGTCAACTACGGGCGAGCAGTCCAGTACGAGCGAGACCAGAAGGCGGGACGAGCATGACCGGCCAGGATTACCGCGTGATCGCGGACAGGGACAACGGCGACAACCCGTCGTGGCATGACGTCGCGCCAGAGGATCGGTACACCTCGATCAAGAGCGACGGGCCTTACCCAGACCCATTGATGCGCATCGAGCGCCCGGTGCCGATCGCCGACGCCCGTTCCCAAATGGAGCGCGATTCGGATGCTCTCGACGAACTGCGGCGCACCCCTGTGCCGGTCGAGCACCCGTCCCTGCCGACGCGCGAGCAGATCGCGGAGGCCATCGCTGCCGAACTGCGGACCGGCAACGAGACTGCCCATTCCGTGCAGGCCACCCGCCGCGTACAGGGCATCACCGACGCCGTGTTCGCCCTGCTCCAGAAGGGGGCCGACCGATGAGTGGCGGGAAGCGCAAGCGTCCCTGGCGCTGTATCAACTGCGGGGACCGGTTCGCGACCGACCAGACCGATGGCCGTATCCACTGGACCGAGTGGTCGCCGCGTGAGTGGGAGCAGCCTGAGCCCGCAGAGGAGACCTGATGGGTGCGATTCAGCGTGGTGCTGGTGAGGGCGCCCTGTTCCGTGTCCCGAAGGACCCGACCAAGCCATTGAAGTACTGGCAGGCGGTCCTCGAGCTGCCGTCCACGACGGGGAAGCGGCGCCGGAAGTTCGTCCGCAACAAGTCGAAAGCCGTCGTCGTCGCGGAGTTGAAGCGGCTGCAGAAAGACCTCGCCGACATCGGGGACATGCCGACCGCGTCGCAGACGCTCACGTCGTGGATCCGGTACTGGTTCGCGCACATCCACTCGAAGAAGATCGCCCCGAAGACGATCGCGTCGTACCGGACCAGCATTGAGCAGTACATCGTGCCGGCGATCGGGAAGACCCGCCTCGACAAGCTGACCCCGCAGCATGTACGGAAGGTGGAGCAGGCAATCCGTGAGAAGGGACTCGGTGGTGCTTCCGCGCAGCAGGCGCACCGGGTGCTGTCCCTCGCACTCCGCGACGCCATGCGCGACGGACGCGTCAGCCGGAACGTCGCCACCCTCGTTGACCAACCGAAGAAGAAGAAGGTGCAACTCCCCCGCCTTGACGTTGACGATGGCATCCGGGTCCTCGAGACGGTGCAGCATGAACGTCTAGGTTCCCGCGTCGCGACCGCGCTCCTCGCCGGCGCCCGCCAGGGTGAGGTCATCGGCCTCGAACTGGACCGCGTCACGGATGAACTCGACCTGTCGTGGCAGTTGAAGCGGTTCTCGTGGTCGCACGGCTGCAACCCGGCGAAGCCGTGGGAACCGCACTGTGGTGAGAAGCAGGGAGCAAAGTGCCCGGAACGGTACTTGAACGCGCCCGAGGACCGGGAGTACCGGCACCTCGAGGGCGGGCTGTGGTTGTCCCGTCCAAAATCCGAAGCGGGATGGCGGATCATCCCTCTCGTTGACCCGCTCCGGTCCATCATCGAACGGCGGGTGGAGACGGCTGCGTCGGAACTGAACCCGCACGGTCTGCTGTGGACCTCGGACCCGAAGCGGACGAAAGACGGCCTCGTGCTTGACGGGTCACCGATCGACCCGTCCACCGACAACGCGTACTGGCACGGTGTGCTCACCCGTGCAGGCGTCAGTGATGTGCAGCTCCGCACCGCTCGCAACACGACCGTGGATCTTCTCTACGCGGCAGGGGTCGACGAGGTCACGATCATGGACATCGTCGGGCACTCGAGCCTCGTGGTGTCGCGTCACTACCGCGGTCGGCAGAACCGGGAGACTCTGCGCGACGCGCTCCGGGCCGCGTACCTGCCGTTGACACGGTCGGACCGTACCCTTGGAACCACGGACGAAGGAGAAGCAGCATGACCCTCGCGAACTTCAACGACAGCACGCAGACCATCGAAGCGAACGGCCACGTGATGACCTACGAGGCGGCGTTGCAGCTCGTCATGTCCGGCCGCGACCCGCTCGTGGCAGGAGTCGGGCTGGACGAGAAGCAGAAGGCCAAGTGGATGGCGCGCCTGACCCAGCAGGGAGCAAACAACTAGGCGACCTGCCGGTGTGTGTTCGCCCACACCCGCCAGAGTCGCCCTGACACACCCAGCTCCGCGGCGATCCTTGCCGGGTCCTGCGTCCACCGGCACAGCGCGAGCGCCTGGTCCTCATCGATCAGGCGCTCAGCCGCATACCGGTCCGCCTGCACCTCATGCTTCGGCCGGTCGTCCGGATGCCCGAGCGCCGCGTGTGCGATGCCGTGGGCGAGCGCTGACCGGTCGTGGATCCTTCGCAGGCCGGACTTCACGACGATGATGTTGTGGTCCGGCAGCCACATCTCGTGTGCTGTGCGGAGCGGACGGTGCAGCACCTGAATGCTGAGCTCTTCCGCGTGTTGGTACGGGTCGTACAAGGTGCCCCCAGGCCGGTGGTTAGTCGAACTGTTCCGGCTCATCCATCTCAGGGTCGACGGTGGCCGCATGCTTCAGCTGCTCGATCTCTTCCACGGTCATGTCTTCGACGCGCTTCCGGGGCTGCAGCTGGGTCACATTGTCGGGGGCAGCCTCTGACATTCGTGTTGAGCGCCACTCGACTGCGCGGCTCATCAGGTCCGGTGCGGACATGTTGAGGGCGGCGGCGATTTTCTCGACCTGGTCGATGTTGAACTTCCGTTCGCCGGCGAGGTTGCGTTGGATCGTCGCGAGGGAGTACCCCGTCTTCGCTGCCAGCTGCTTCTGGCTGATCCCCTCGGATGCGATGGCTCCGCGGAGGACCGCTGCCATGGCACGGTTCAGGGCGCTGATCTGCTTCTCGTCGTCTGCTTGCACTCCGTCACAGTAGCAGCGTAATGCGGCCAAAAGGATACGAAACACGTCCGTGCGTGCTTGCACACGTCACTAGTGACGCGTATGGTTGCACTTATGACGCACACCACCATCCCCGGCAGGAGGATCAGGCAGTCGCTGCGGTCGATGAACCGCACCGACGCTGACCTCGCAGCCGCCACAGGCATCACCGTAACCCTGCTCACCGACGAGCTCGACGGCAACGCCCCCTTCGACCTCGACCACTTCGACCGCATTGCGATCGCCCTCGGCCAGCCCCACCACGAACTGATGGGAGCCGCAGCATGAGCGACACCCCCGTACTCGACAAGCTCGCGTACTCCATCCCCAACTTCGCGAAGGCCGTTGACCTCTCGGTCACGACCGTCCGCGAAGCGATCAGCGCCGGCGACCTCGTCGCGTCGTACCCGGCGAAGATGAAGCCGCTCATCACGAAGGCTGAGGGTGAGCGTTGGCTCGCGTCCCTCCCGTCGGAGAGGCCCGTCTCGTGACCCGGCAGGAGCGGTTCGAGAACCGCATCATCGGCGCCTTCCTCACCCTGGTCGGTGTCACGCTCGTCGTCGCCGCTGTCGGCATCGCTTGCGGGGGTGCGCTGTGAAGACCGCTGCCGTCCTCCTGTACCTGTCGTTCGTCGCCGCCGTGTTCGCGTCCGGAGTTCCGACCGTGTCGCTCCTGTGGCCTGTCCTCGTGTGGGCTGTCGTCGTCCTGTTCGTCGCCGCGATCCTCCGAGTCCACGCCGTCGTGAACGCACCTGGGGTGAACCGATGAGCCCCACGATGACCGGTTTCACCGGCCCCACCGACCTGTCCTCCGTGGACCCGCGACCCGAGTTCGTGCTCACCGACCAGGAGAAGGCGAAGGCACGCACGCTCGTCCTCGCCACCTGCCCGGGCGATCCCGCTGACGTCCTCGCGATGCTGGGGGTGGCCGCATGACCGCCGTGCACCAGGTCGTCAACCTGGACACGACGCTGCTGACGGTGATGCTCGAGAACACCAAGCCGGGCACGTTCATGGCCGCGGCAAAGGTCGACACCGACGGCACCGCGCGGATCGAACTGCTCGAGCGGCTCGACGTCGGTTGGAACAACGTCACGACCGGTGATCCCACTACGTCGCTCGACATGGCTCACACATTCGACGACCTCGTCGTTACGGCGCTCCCGTGACCGCCCACGGCGTCCTCTGCGGGTGCGACGACTGCTGGTTCGCATCCGACATCGACGATGACTTCTTCGGCAAGGCCATCGCCCGCGCCGCCGAACCCGACCAAACCGACTCCTGCGACTGACGTCGCACCCATCCCGGGGAGACACGCCATGAACACCACCACGAGAAGGCCGCAGGCGGCCGAAGAGCACACCGCAGAAGCACGCAGGCTGCTCGGGTTCCTCGACACCGATGCGATCGGCGCGTTCGACAACGCCGAGTACACCGCCGTCTACGCCCGCGACCCGCAGGCCGTCGCCGCCGTCGCATCCGCACACATCGCCCTCGCGCAGCTGGAAGAGCAGCGCACCGCGAACCTGATCGCCGCGTACAACGGCGACCTGCTGAAGAACCCCCACCCCGTCGGCAGCCACGAACACGACGTCTGGTGGGCGAAGACCGCCGGCGACCTCACCGAACGAGTCGGGGTGCAGCGATGACTCGGAAGCCCTGGCCGACCAACCTCACGGGCGGCAACATGTTCACCCTCGCGAAGTGTGACCCCGAAGCGGCCCCGGAAGCCACCGTCATCACCTGGGCGAACGTCTTCGCCCAGGGGGGAAGCATCGTCGCGGACGTCAAGGTCACCGCCAGCCGCGACGACGGTACGACGTACACCAGCCACGTCCCGCTCGCATCCATCCACATCGACAGCAACCGCGGGGTGTCTGCCGAGCGGAAGCACCTGCAAGGTCTGGTGGACGCCTGGAACGAGAACCGCGCCGAGAACTGGCGAGAACTCGTCACGTTGAGCCGCGAGAAGGTCCGTGCCTACGAGCAGGAGCGTGCTCGCGCCGCGGTGGACAAGCTCGCCCGCATCGAGAGCGGGGACTGGTCATGATCCCCGTCGGCTGGGACCGTTCCGACCCGTCCGAGTGGGCCACCCTCCCCGGACCGTTCAGCCGGTGGCTCATGCTCCGCCAGTGGAAGAAGGAGATGCGCACATGGTGAACCAGATTCTGCTGGACCTCGAGGAGAGCGCCTACCACTCCCGCCCCGAGCTGTCCTCCACCCAAGCCCGCAAGCTCCTCGACTCCCCAGCCCGCTACAAGTGGGACCGCGACCACCCGCAGCCGCCGAAGAAGGAATTCGACCTCGGCACCGCCGTCCACTCCAAGGTGCTCGGCACCGGTGCACCAACCGTCGCTATCCCCGACGGTCTCCTCGCGTCGAACGGCGCCGCCTCCACCAAGGCTGCGAAGGAGTGGATCGAGGAACAGCGTGCCGCCGGCAACACCCCGGTGAAGGCTGCAGTCGCGCAGCAGGTCGACGACATGACCGAAGCGGTCCTCGCCCACCCGATCGCCCGGGCACTGTTCGAGCAGCCGGGGAACGCGGAAGCGTCCGTGTTCGCCACCGACCCGGAGACCGGCGTCGAGATGCGCGCCCGGTTCGACTACCTGCCGGACTTCACCGCAACCGACCCGACCGCCGTGGACCTGAAGACCTCGGCGAAGGGCGCCGCACCCGAGGAGTTCGCCCGCACCGTCGCGAACTTCGGCTATCACGTGCAGGAGTGGTGGTACCTGCACCAGTACGGACTCGTCACCGGTGACTTCACCCTCCCGATGAAGTTCGTCGTCGCGGAAGTCGAACCCCCGTACCTCGTCGGCGTGTACTCCCTCGCACCCGAGTTCGCGGAGATCGCCGCAGCGAAGGGCAGGCGCGCCCTCGAGACGTACGCCGCCTGCGTCGCCGCTGACGAGTTCCCCGGCTACCCCATCAACCCCGACCCGCTGCAGCCGCCGACGTGGCTCATGTTCCAAGAAGGATCCATCGCATGACCGAGCAGACCAAGGAGCGCGCCGTTCGGCTGCCCGCCCCCCTCGACTATGTCGAGGTGACGTACCCCTATGAGTGGCCCGGGTTTGAAGACGCGGTACACCTGCAGAACGATCGCAATGGCACCGGCAGTGTGATGCACGGCAACTACGCCCGCGCGCTTGCGGAGACCATTCTCGACGTGATGGGAGCGCGATCGTGACCATTGCAACCAGGAAGCCCACCGGCAAGCCCTCATGGCCGCTGCTCCTCGCTGCAGGCGGCGAAGGTGCAGGGAAGTCGTTCCTCGCCGCTCAGGCATCAGCATCAGAGCTCGTCGGCCGCACCCTCTGGGTCGGTCACGGCGAGCAGGACCCAGACGAGTACGCGCTCATCCCCGGCGCCGACTTCGACATCGTCGAGTACGACGGCACCATCACCGGCCTCCGGAAGATCATCCACGAAGCAGCCGCGGAACCGAAGGGCGACAAGCCCACCCTGATCGTCGTCGACTCCGGCACGAAGGTGTGGGACACGATCAGCGAGAACGCCCAGGTCGACGCGAACCAGCGTGCCGCACGCAAGGGCAACCGGGGTGGTGACTCCACGATCGGCGTCGACATCTGGAACAAGCACAAGGCCCACTGGCGGGACATCATCGACGTCCTCCGCCTCCACGACGGGCCGGCGATCATCACCGCCCGGTACGAAGAGGTCGCCGCGATGGGCAAGGACCCACGCACAGGACGCACGGTACCGACCGGCGACAAGGTGTGGAAGGTGAAAGCCGAGAAGGGCCTCCCCTACGACGTCGACGCCGTCATCCACATGCCCGTCCGCGGCCAGTACACGCTCTCGAAGGTGCGGTCGGTGCGGCTGCAGCTCGACGAGCCGAAGGACTGGCCGAACTTCACGATGGACGCGTTCTGGCGGGCCCTCGGCCTTGCTGATGTCGAGACCGGCCGGTCCGCGTACGCCACCCCCGTCGTCGAGGAGACGCAGGAACCCGACGAGTCCGGCCGCGACTGGCTCGCCGAGCTCAACGACGCGCAAGGCGACAAGGACGCGATCGCCGCACTCGGCGCCGCAGCGAAAGCCGCGCACGCGTCCGACAACGTCCTCACCGTCATCCGCTCCGCTTACCGAGACGCCTGACCTGAACCGGGGCGGCAGATGCGCCAACATCCGCCGCCCCTTCCACCCTCGCAACCCCTCCATTCCAGGAAGAGAGACCAGCGTGTTCGACAACTCTGGCACGTACCGGATCCTGAAACTCACGATCCCCGGCCAACCCATCCCGAAGGGCAGGCCCCGCTTCGGGAAGGGCCGCACCTTCACCCCGAAGCGCACCATCTCTGCGGAAGCCGGCATCGCCGCCGAGTTCCACCGCGCCCTCGGTGTCCGCCACACCATCGAGACCCCCGTCACGGGGAAGCTCAACGTCCGTCTGCGGTTCTTCCGCAACGACAACCGCCGAGTCGACGCCGACAATCTCGGGAAGCTCTGTCTCGACGCCCTCAACGGGCTCGCGTGGGCCGACGACTCCCAGATCGTGTCGCTGATCATCAGCAAGCACCACGACGCCGACAACCCCCGCACCGAGATCGACGTCTTCACCGCGGCAGGTGCCTGATGGGCGGGAAGCTGATGAACCTGCCTGCGACCACCAAGGAGACCGAGCGGTGGCTCACCCCACGTTGGGTGCTCGACGCTCTTGGCCACTTCGACCTCGACCCCTGCGGAGCGCCCGGCTGGTCGACCGCCGACGAGGTCTACACGCCAGAGACGCACGGCGACGGACTGTCGCTCCCCTGGAACGGCCGTGTGTGGATGAATCCGCCCTACGGCGCAGTCATGGGCGTGTGGCTCGAACGCATGGCACGCCACGGCCACGGCACAGCTCTCATCTTCGCGCGCACCGACACCGCTGCGTTCCAGGACCACGTCTGGCCTCACGCCGACGCGCTCCTCTTCATCCGTGGTCGTCTGACCTTTCTGAAGCCAGACCTGACGGCGCCGGTCGCGAACAGCGGCGCTCCAAGCGTCTTGCTCGCCTACGGAGATGAGGACGTCGAGCTGCTCCGAAACTGCGGCATCGCAGGGCACTTCATCGACCAGCGGACGGCGGTCGCATCATGACCGACGACTTCGACGTTCCCGTCCTCGTGCACATCCCCCGCCACCGCTTCAAGACCCTCAACCGGGAAGCAACCAAGCAGGGCACCGAAGTGTCCACCCTGCTCCGCGCACTCGTCATCAAGGTCATCCCCGAAGCACCCACCACCACGCCCGCACGAGTGACCCGCGAAGAACGCGACGCCATCATCCGCCGGCGCAACAGTGAAGGCGCAACCGACGGGGAAATTGCCCGCGAACTCGGACAGACACGCGGCGCCATCGGAGCACGCCGCGCACGCATGGGCATCCCCGCCGCACGCGCCGTTGGCGGTCAGCCTCTCGCGATGGGTGACGACTCATGATCACCCTCGACCTGTTCGCTGGCACCGGCTGGGGCGTCGCCTGCCAGCGCCTCGGCATCCTCGAGCACGGCGTGGAGCTGATGCCCGAGGCCGTGGCCTCGCGCGACGCAGCTGGGATGCACACCGCCTACCACGACGTCTGGGACGGGCTCGCCGACCCAGCCATCATCCCCGGCCACGACCTCCTCATCGCGTCGCCGCCGTGCCAGACGTTCAGCGTCGCGGGGAAAGGTTCGGGCAGGAAGGCGCTCGACGATGTCCTGTCGCTGATCCAGACCGGCGCGTGGGCACAGAAGGGCACCGCCCTCCGAGATGCGGCGAGCGCCTTTGGTCTCGATGATCGGACGGCGTTGGTGCTGTCTCCGCTGGCGTACGTGGCGCACTCGGGTCCGATGCACGTGGTGCTCGAGCAGGTGCCTGCGGTGCTGCCGGTGTGGGAGGCGGTCGCGATGCAGATGCGGGCGCTCGGCTACTCGGTCGTGACCGGGGTCCTGAGTACGGAGCAGTACGGGGTGCCGCAGACGAGGCGGCGGGCGGTGCTCGTGGCGAGACGTGACGGCATCGCGGCTGCGCTCCCGGTTCCGTCGCACTCGCGGTACTACCCGCTGCAGCCCGGACGGCGCGACCGGGGCGTCCTCCCCTGGGTGAGCATGTCCGAAGCGCTCGGCGAACTCCGCCCGGAGATCGCAGCCTGGCGGTGGAAGGGCATGCCCGCGACCACCGTCGCCGGCGACCCTCGCATCACCGCCCGAGAGCACCACTTCCACGGGGAGCAGTCGAAGACCTCGCTCCGGCTTACCGCTGACGAGGCCGCCCGGCTGCAGACCTACCCCGACGGGTTCCCGTTCCACGGCACCCAGGGGAAGCGGTTCCTGCAGATCGGCAACGCCGTCCCACCCCTCTTCGGCCAGGCCATCATCACCGCGGCGCTGGCTGGATCGGTTCAAACGACAGAAGCGGTCGCGGCATGAGCGCCGGCATCCCGACCGCGGTCAGGAACATCGTGCTCTCGAGGGCCGGCAACAAGTGCGAACGGTGCGGAACTCTGGCGTACGCGCCCCTGCACCTCCACCACCGGAAGTTCCGATCCCGAGGAGGCCGACACGTCATGTCGAACCTCGTCGCCCTGTGCCTCCACTGCCACGAGCACGTCCACAGCAAGGGCGACGAAGCCCGGGCCACCGGCTACGCGATCCCGTCGTGGGTGGAGGAGTCCGAGGAAGTTCCGATCCTCGTTCCGTCGCCGTCGGGTTCGAAGCGGTGGGTGCTGTTCACGGAGAACGTGAAGCAGGAGTGGGCGCCGGTCCGCACCGAGGACGCGAAGCAGCGCCTGTTCGACCTCGGGATCACGAAGGTCCCCGCATGAACGGCAGGCAGCAGGCAGCGGTCACGCACCTGCACATGGTCGGCCGTGACGTGCACCGGTTCGTCGTCCTCGCACGTGAGCACGGACTTCCCGAAGAGGACATCAAGCAAGCCATCGCCGACGGCGTCGCGATGGCAGAGAAGGAAGAGGAGGTGTCACATGGCGGTCAGCAAGCGCACCCGGTTCGAGGTGCTGCGGCGGGACAAGCACACCTGCCAGTACTGCGGCGAGAAAGCGCCTGACGTCACTCTGCACGTCGACCACGTCATCCCGGTCGCGCTCGGAGGATCCGACAAGCCCGACAACCTCGTGGCCGCATGCAAGGACTGCCACTTTGGCAAGCCATCCATCAGCCCCGACAGTCCACTCGTCGCGGCTGTCGCTGAACGCTCTGCCGAGTACGTCCTCGCAAACGCGAACCGCGCAGCGCACATGGACGCCGACTTGCGCGCGATGGCTGACTACTGCGACGAGTTCCACCTGACGTGGGACGAATCCATCGGCTCGAACCGGCTACCCCACGACTGGGAACGCTCGATCCGCACATGGTGGTCAATGACCGTGCCTCAGTCCGCGCTCGAGTACGCCGTATCGACCGCGGCATCGAACCGCGACGTGCCGTTCCGAGACAAGTTCCGGTACTTCGCTGGCGTCGTCTGGCGCCAGATCGACGACTACAACCTGCGCTACCCCGCAGCCACGAACAGCGGACCTGTCTACAGCGACCACCAGGTCGAGGAGTACGGCATGTCCGAGTGGCGACGCGGGTACCAGCAGGGCATCGACGCGCAGAAGAGGGAGTGCGGCGAACATGGCTAAGACCAGGATGCTCAAGCACGAGCTCCGCGTCTCGGAGAAGGTCGCGTCGTGGCCGATCCCAGTGCGCTACTTCTGGGTGCTCCTGTGGGGCTACCTCGACGACCACGGCAAGGGTAAGGACAACCCGCTGCTCGTGAAGGCTGACTGTTTTCCGCTCGACCCTGACATCACGGCGGAGACGATCGACGGGTGGCTGTCGGAGCTCGAGTCGGCCGGGGTGGTCGCGCGTTACACGGTCGACGGCACTGACTACATCGCCGCTGTGCACTGGACTGAGCACCAGAAGCCGCCGCACCCCACGAAGGATGTCTTGCCGGCGTTCGACGACCCTCGCGCGGTTCGACGAGGGCTTCATGCATCACGCATGAAGGATGCAGGAAGGATTCCGGAGGAGCTCACCCCTGGGTTGGGTTGGGTTGAATCTGGGATTGAGTCATCACCTGCGGTGACGAATCTCGTCATCCCAAGCCTTGAAGAGCCCTTCGAGGAGGCATGGTCGCACTGGCCGAAGAAGGTCGAGCGGAAGGACGCGTTCGACCGCTTCAAGAAGGCGACGAAGCGGCTCCCGATCGAGGATCTCAAGGCAGCGATCATCCGGTTCGGGGACGCGTACGCGGCGACGACCGAGCGACAGTTCGTTCCCGCTCTCGGCGCATGGCTGAACAAGGACCGTTGGACTGACGAGCTCCCTGGAACGGTAGGCCGGCCGCAGAATCGTCCGAACCCTGACGCATGGATGAACGCATGACCGGCACGCAGGTCGAGCGGAACCTCCTCGGCGCGCTGATTCGTGACCCGCTGCAGGTGGGTCGTGTGCACGGGATGGTCGGGTCGGTGGACTTCTCGGACGCTCGTCTCGGGGTGGTGTTCGACGGGATCGTGGAACGTCTCAGCCGGGGTGACGCGGTCGACGCAGCCATCGTGGACACGGCTCTTGCAGGCTGGGGTGTTCGTGGGCTCGACACGGAGCCGTTCCAGTGGGCTGACCCGTCGGTGTACGCGTTCGCTGCTCCGGAGTACGCGCAGGGTGTCCGTGCGGATGCGGTGCGACGTGAGTCCCGGAACGTGGCGAACACGATGCAGGAAGACCTCGCGGCCGGCGCCGACCCGATGGATGCTGCATCGGCTGCGCTGAACCGGCTGCAGACCCTCGTGGATGGTCACAGCACGGGGATGCTGCAGACGAAGACGCTGGCGGAGATCCTGTCCGGGTCGGATGCGTACGACTGGGTGATCCCGGGTCTGCTCGAGCGGAAGGACCGGCTGATCGTGACCGGGCCGGAGGGTTCGGGGAAGACAACGTTCGTCCGGCAGTTGGCTGTTCTCGCGGCTGCTGGGATCCATCCGACGACGTTCGAACCGATCGACCCGGTGAAGGTGCTGGTGGTTGATGCGGAGAACACGGAACGGCAGTGGCGTCGGGCGGTCCGCTGGTCCACCCGGCGGGCCCGCGAGGTCGGCGTGGTGGATCCGGCGTTGGCGATCAACATCGTCGCCGGGAACCGCATCGACATCACCCGCGGGTCGCACCTGTCGGAGATCCACCGCCTCATCGACCGGCACAAGCCCGATGTGTTGTTCATCGGTCCGCTTTACAAATTGGTAAGCAAAGCCATCAACAATGACGACGATGCGGCTCCACTGATTGTCGCACTCGACAGCTTGCGAGAACGCGATATCGCGCTAGTCATGGAGGCACACGCAGGAAAAGCGGCGTCTTCACTCGGGGAGCGAGACCTTCGCCCACGCGGGTCGGCTGCCCTGCTGGGGTGGCCCGAGTTCGGATTCGGCTTGCGCCCCGATCCCGAAATGGTCGGATACGTCGACATTCAAAAGTGGCGTGGGGACCGCGACGAGAGAAACTGGCCTAAGAAGATGAAACGAGGTGAACAATGGCCATGGGAGCCAATAGTGGTCTAAAATGGAGACGGCCCCAAACCGGATGGTGGAACATCCGCCGGGGCCTAACCCTAAATCGAGTGCAATTCGATCGGAGGGCTGCAATGCAGTCTACAGAACGCTGGCTAGCCGTCGTTGGGTGGGAAGACAAGTACGAGGTCAGCGAACTCGGCCGGGTCCGACGAACAACGCCAGGTGGCAAGTACCCAGCAGGACACGTGCTCACCCCGCTCCGCGTTCGCGGTGGCTACGTCCGAGTTGAGCTCAACCGTGACAACAAGCGTCAGGCGTTCTACATCCACCGGCTTGTGCTCAACGCGTTCGTTGGTCCTCGTTCGGAGGGCCAGGAGGCGTTGCACGGAAACACCCGCCGTGACGACAACCGCCTCAGCAACCTTCGGTGGGGTACGCGAGCCGAGAACATGCAGGACCGTCTCCGCGACGGCAACAACCCGATGGCGAGCAAGACGCACTGCCTTCGGGGGCATGCGTTCACCGAAGAGAACACCTACCTGTACCGCGGCAATCGATGCTGCCGCGCGTGCAAGCGCATCCGCAAGTTCGAATACCGCGAGCGTCTAGCTCGCAAACGAGAGGCAGCAGCATGAGCAACGCAACGATGACCGTCGAGGGCTGGGCTGTTGAGCCTCGCCAGAACCAGACGCAGACGGGGAAGAAGGTGCTGTCGATCCGGGTGGCGCACTCCTGGTCGAAGAAGCAGGAGGGCGGTGGGTACGAGAACGTCGGTCAGGTGACGTGGGCGGAGGCGACGTTCTGGGACCAGGACGCCGAGTACTACGCCCGCCGCGTCCAGAAGGGCACCTACGTGACGATCTCGGGTGACCCGGAGGTGCAGGTCTACGAGGGCAAGAACGGTGCCGGCGCGACGGTGGTCCTTCGCAACCCGACGATCGGCATCGACGATCGCCGGTCGAAGACGGGACAGCAGGGAGGGCAGCAGAGCGGTGCATGGTCACCGACCCAGCAGCAGGGAGCCGGTCAGCAGGGCAACGACGTCTGGTCCGCACCCGGTGACGGGTTCAACGACGGGACCCCATTCTGATGGGCGAGAGCGAGCGCCTGTGGGATGAACCCACGAAGCACACCGAGCGGACCATGCTCGACCGTCTCAACGTGCGGTACGGATCGTTCAACGGCAACGGCTTCCGGTACGCCCGCGCCGAGCACGTGAAGCTCACCGCGGGGTTCGACACCCGCCGCATCTGCGATTACATGTCGCTCGACCTCTGGCCCGGTGGTTACGGAGACACTGCCACCGGACCGCTGCTGCACGGGCACGAGGTCAAGGTGTCCCGCTCCGACTGGCTCACCGAGCTCCGTGAGCCCGAGAAGGCCGAAGCGTTCGCGAGGTTCTGCGACTTCTGGTGGCTCGTCGTGTCGGACAAGTCGATCGTCCGCGACGACCTCCCCGACGGATGGGGGCTCATGGTCGCGTCTGGCGGTTCGCTCCGCGCCGTGAAGCAGCCCGTACGTCGTGAGCCGGAACCGTTCGGCCGACACCAGCAGGCGACGTTCGCTCGCGCGGTCACGAAGACGACACTGCGGCTGGCGTCAACGGACCAGGCACTTGCGCAGGCTGCGCAGAGGATGAACCTCGGAGGTGCTGCATGACTGATCTCCTCGACGTGGTGGATGTCCTCACGAAGCCGTCCACGGAGCACATCACGCAGACGGCTGACGATGGTACGTACATCGGCATCCACTCCGTGCAGCACCCGTCCCTGCTCGACCAGCTGTACGCGTCGATCACCCCGTCAGCGGGCAACGACGGCGGGTCGAAGTCCGTCGCCGCCCGGGAACGGAACATGGTGAAGTCCGAAGCCCTCGCCGAGTGGGGGCGGATCAGCGAAGCGGTCCGCGGCTGGTGCTGCAACTGGGGCGCCAACTGGGCGAAGGACGACGTGCAAGGGTCCCTGCGCCGCTGGTACGTCACCTTCAACGCCCGCTGCCACGAACCCGCCGACATCGGCTGGTACACGACCGAACTGCGCCGGTGGGTGCGTGTCATCCGCACCCAACTGGAACCACCGAAACGGCTCGAGATCCGCACCCAGTGCCCCGTCTGCCGGTCCGAGTTCTGGATCGACCAGAACGGCGAAGTGTTCCGGTGGCCGATCGTCGTCGAGTACCGCAAGGTCGACGGGCAACCCATCCGCCCCCGCGCAACGTGCAGGGCATGCCCGGAGATCATCGGCTCCGCCACAGAGTGGGTCGGGTTCGAAGCGGTCGCGGAACTCGGAGACGAACTCACGGAGAAAGCGGAGGAGCTGACAGCCACGTAGAACCACGGCGACACGCTGGCCGAACCATGCCCTACAACACGTCCGAAGTGCTGTTTCATGTGGCATAATTGAGGTACGTCGGACGAGTCTGTCCGGAGAAGCCCCGATCATCACCGGTCGGGGCTTCTCTCATGTACCGCCCTGGGATGGGCTGTCGGAGCCACTTCGGGTTGGCTCCGACGACATGGTGGTGGTGACCCACCCGCGGAGGCTACCCGCGTCAACAAAGCCACTACGGGTCCGGTGAGTGCCCGACGTCAACTGCCGCGGTAAAGGCACGAGGGCGAGCTTGGCGGCTCAGCGACCCATGAGAACCGGAAATGAACCGCCCCCAACACTTCCTCGTGCCCGCCGACACGCATCAGCACCGCACCTAGCCGCCGGCCCCGACCTGTCACGTCAGGGCGACACCGGCCGCACAGCGAACCTAACGATCGCGGCGCGAGCACGAGGACCCCTTCAAGACCGTGACCCTGAGTAACCCGCTGTGGCGCGCGGAACTCAGCCGTGAGCGGTCGACTACTTGACGTACATGGCACACATGGAGGCGACGATGCGAGCATCACGCATGCTGCAACGCCAGCAGGCCCGAGCGGATACTCGCAGGACCGAGCGCAAGCTCGCCCCCATCGTCACGACCGCCGTCAGCCGTTTCGGCGGCGGCGGTGAGTTCCACGACACGAGCGGCTTCTACGAGCGCGACACCAGCTGGCAGCGCACGATCGGCTTCACCTTCGAGCCGTGGCTCGACCGAGGAGGTAACCGTGCCTGACCCCATCAAGGAGATCGTGTTCACCGTCGCTCGTGGCGGGAAAGCGATCAGCTCGTACGTCGTCGACCAGTCGGAAGCGGTCAACGAGCTCCACCGCATCGAGTCGAACATGCGCGCAGCGATGCTCGAACCCGACGTGACCCTCGCCACGGTGGTCAAGACCACCACGTACGGCGACCCTGAACCGGTGAAGGCATGAGCGAGTTCTGGGCTGGCGTGCTGGTGCTCCCCGTCGCGGCGGTCGTCGGCGGTCTCGGCTTCTGGCTGCTCGTTGGTGCCCGGCGTGCCTGGGTGAAGACGCACGAAGCGCTCCTGTTCCAGCGAGTGAAGCTCGCGAAGGACCGGATCAACCCGTTCGGCCCGAAGCCTGACGGCACCACCTACGAGAAGGCAGCGAACCGCCTGCGCGACGCACTGCTCGAGACCCCAAGGCTCCTTGCCTTCGGTGGGCTCGGGTGGCGCATCTTCGTCGTGCGGGACTCGAAGGCGAACGACGATGACCGCGGGTGACCTCAGCCTCGGCGAGTACCGGGCCGCGAAGCTGAACCTGCTCGCCGGCATCGAAGCTCAGCTCGAGCGCATCGCAACAAACACGGGCCACGCGGACGTGCACCTCAGCGAAGAGCAAGTACGCGAAGCATGGCCGCTCCGCATGTACGAAGACGACTTCGTCGATGCAATTCGGAACCTCGGCATCGCCGTGGATTGAGGTGTGCTGTGACGGTCTCAACGACTCAGCTACCCGAACTCAGCGAACGCGACCGAGTGCGCTTTCTAGCGAAGGTGAACCAGGTTGAGAACGGATGCTGGGAGTGGACCTCCGCAAAGCAGCCGACTGGATACGGCTTGTTCTTCTTCAAGGGCGCCGCACGTCTGGCCCATCGCATCTCATGGACGATCGCGCACGGCACCATTCCCGATGGGCTCATGATCGACCACCGTTGCCACAACCGTGGGTGCGTGAACCCCGAGCATCTGTGGCTTGCCACTCGGAAGCAGAACGGCGAGAACCTTGCCCATGCTCGTTCTGACAGCAGAACAGGTATCCGGGGAGTGGAGCAGCGCAAGAACGGTCGGTGGCGCGCTTACATCGTCCACAACGGCGTGAACACCCACCTGGGCTTCTTCGGTACGGCTGAAGAGGCATCTACCGTCGCGGCCGCCAAACGATCCGAGCTATTCACCCACTCCCAGAACTAATGCTCATCCCCGTCGACTGAGTACGACACATGCCTGAAGACGACATCAGCAGCCACCGAACGCGTACCAACCGGTGGCCGGAACCACTCACCCCGCACCCCCAGACAGTGGCCGAGATCAACCAGGTCATGTCTGACGTCGTAGAGGACCGGGACTGATGCCCACCCGCGCACCCATGCGCTGCTCAGCCCTCGACTGCGACGAACTCGCCACCAACCGTGGCCGATGCGCTGAACACCAACGCAAGCGGAAGTCCGGCGCACACCGGGTCATCCCAGGCGACGGACGCAACACCGCACGGTGGCGGACCGAGTCCACCCAGTACCTCCGCACCAACCCACGATGCCGAGTCTGCGACGGACCAGCAACCGTCGTCGACCACATCGTAGAGCTCGCCGACAGCGGCGCCATGTGGGACCACGCCAACTGGCAGCCACTCTGCAACCCACACCACGACCACAAGACCAGACAAGCAGCCCTCAAACGGGCCCAACGCCTCACCACCCTGAGACACCAAGACCGCAACACCGAAACCCTCGCCTCTCAACTCTGGAACCAACTGCCGTAGCGGGCGCAGCCACCTGACAGTGAGCTACAACACGTGCAGTCCAGACGACGGAGTGACCGAGAGACGGTGTGCGGAGTGTCTACCCGGGGGTAGGGGCGTTCAGATCATGCGTAATCCGCGGATAAGAGCGCCCGCCGGTGGCCCCGTGTTTCGCGTCTCACTTCGACGACTAGGGGGTCCGGATGCCTCGTGCTGCGAAGCCGGCCGCCCTCAGGCTCGTTGAGGGCCGTGGGAATGGTCGTGACAGTGGTGGTCGGAAGGTTGTGGATGCTCCGGCGTTCAAGCGTGTGCCTCCGTCGGCTCCTGAGTGGTTGTCGGATGAGGCGGTCGCTGAGTGGAACCGTGTGGTTCCGGAACTCACCCGTCTCGACATCGTGAAGGCGGAGGATCGGGCGGTTCTGGCGACGTACTGCGAGACGTGGTCGGAGTTCAAGGCTGCGACGTTGGCTCTGCAGTCGCATGGGTCGTTGACGATCGAGGCGAAGCAGGGTGAGATCCCGCATCCGGCGGTTGCAATCAGGCGGAATGCGGGGCATCGGCTGCAGCTGCTGGCACGGGAGTTTGGACTGACGCCGAGCTCGGAGCAGAGCTTGGCGAAGGAGTCCGACGATGGGGAAGACGACAACCCGTTCTGACGCACTGGACGAGGCGACGCTCGAGCGGCTGAAGCTGTCTCCGGAGGTTGCCTGGTACTTGCAGGACCGCGGCTACCCGTTGCCGGAGATCCCGCCGAAGTTCAAGACGCCTGAGCCCCGTGAGGTGGAGGGTGCACAGTTCGACCCGGAGCGGGTCGACAAGGTGCTGAAGACGTTCCACCTGTTGCGGCACACGCAGGGGAAGTGGGCGGGTAAGCCGCTGGATCCTGACCCGTGGCAGATCGCGTACGTGATCGCGCCGGTGTTCGGGTGGGTGCAGTGGGACGAGGACGCGCTCGCGATGGTGCGGATCATCCGTGACGTGATGGTCGACGTTCCCCGCAAGAACGGGAAGTCGACTCTCGCAGGTGGCATCGCCGTCTACATGACCGGCGCTGATGGCGAGTCGGGCGGTCAGGTTGTGACGGCCGCTTCGACGGAGCGTCAGGCGGGGTTCGTGTTCGGGCCGATCAAGCAGTTGGTGGAGAAGACGCCGGCTCTTGCTGGTCGGTTCAAGGCGCACCAGAAGCGGATCGTGCACCCGAAGTCGGGGTCGTACATCGAGGTCATCTCGTCGGCTGCTGATGCGCAGCACGGTGCGAACTTGCACTGCTTCATCGTCGATGAGCTGCACGTCCACAAGACGCCGGACCTGGTCCGGACGCTCGAGACTGGGCGTGGTTCGCGTACGCAGCCGCTCGGCATCCGGATCACGACGCCGGACGCGTCGAAGTCGGGGACGATCTACGACGAGACGCGGCTGTACGTCGAGAAGCTTGCCGCGGGGACGCTCACGGATCCGTCGTACTACGGGGTGATCTGGGGTGCCGAGGAGACGGACGATCCGTTCGCTCCGGAGACGCAGCGGAAGGCGAACCCCGGGTACGGGATCAGCCCGTCACGGAAGTACCTCGAGGCGGCAGCGTTGAAGGCGAAAAACTCCCCCGCGGAGCTCGGCGACTTCCTGCGTCTGCATCTCGGGATCCGGACGAAGCAGGAGGCACGCTTCCTGACTCTCGACTCGTGGGACCGGAACGCGGGCAAGGTGGACGAGGCGAAGCTCGCCGGGCGGAAGGCGTTCGGCGGTTGGGACCTCGCGTCCGCGTCGGACCTCACCGCTTGGGTGCTGCTGTTCCCGGATGGGAACGGGTACGACGTCCTCGCCCGGTTCTGGATTCCGGAAGGCTCCCTGGACGCGTTGAACAAGCGCACCGCTGGCAACGCGTCGGCGTGGGTTCGGCAGGGGTTCCTGCGGACCACTCCAGGGAACGTCACGGACTACGCGTTCGTGCAGGCGCAGATCCAAGCGGATCTCGACCAGTTCGATGTCGTGTCGATCGGCTTCGACCCGTGGAACTCGACGCAGATGGTCAACAGCCTGCAGGACTCCGGGGTGAAGAACTTGGTGCGTGTGTACCAGGACTTCCGGCGCCTGTCGCCTCCGCTGAAGGAGCTGCAGCGTCTGCTGCTGACTGGCAGCGAGGAGAAGCCCCTGTTCCGGACGGGCGGGAACCCGGTGCTGCGGTGGAACGTCGACAACCTGTCGGTGGACATCGACGCGAACGGGAACGTGAAGCCGAACAAGGCGCACTCGATGGACAAGATCGACGGTGTCGCTGCGACGGTGAACGCACTGTCTGAGGCGTTGGTGACGAAGCCGAAGAAGAAGAACCCGTACAACGATCCGGACGCGAGCGTGTTCGGCACCTCGGAGGTGGCGTGATGACTCGTGCAGCTGTCGTGATCCTCCTCGAGATCCTCGGGGTGCTGCTCATCACTGCGGGTGTCGCGGCCGTGTACTGGCCGGCGGCGCTCGTCGTTGCGGGTGTGGCCCTGTTCCTGATCGCTTGGAGGATGACGTGAGCCTGTTCTTCAAGAAGTCGTCGGATCAGTCGAACGGGCAGATCCTCGCGGAGTTCCCGTCGCTGGGGACGCCGTGGCGGTACGACGGCCGGTCGATCGTCGCTGACCCGGGGATGCCGCTGACGGACTACGCGCAGTCGGCGTACTCGATCTGGCAGTCGCAGCCGTCGGTTCGGAAGGTCGTCGACTTCATCGCGACGAAGATCGCGTCGACTCCGATGAAGGTGTACCGCCGTGACGGGGACACTGACCGGAAGCGGGTCACGGATGGGCCCCTCGCGGAGCTCATCCGGGAGCCGCAGAAGCACCTGACCCAGTACCGGTTCTGGCACACCCTGTTGTGCGACTTCCTGGTCTACGACCGGTTCATGGCGCAGCTGGTGCCGTCCGCGGACTCGCGGGCTGGCGTGGTGCTGCAGCACTGGCCGGCGCAGTCGTGGCGGTTCACGTTCACGGGCACGTCGCTCGTTGACGGGGTCGACTTGTACGTGGGTGACGGGAAGCCGAAGCACATCAGCCTCGACGGGCTGTTCTTCGACCGTGGGTACGGGTCCGGGAACGGCACTCCCCCGATCGAGACGTTGCGGCACATCCTCGACGAGTACACGGAGTCGGTGAAGTACCGGCGGTCGATCTGGAAGAAGGGCGCCCGGTTCCCGGCTGTTGTCACGCAGCAGCCCGTGGACGGTGTCGAATCGCTCGACGGTTCGGCGATGCGTCGCCTCGAGGCGGAGATGTCGAACTGGTCCGACGGTGGCGGCAGTGAGGGCAAGATGCCTGTCCTGCCGATCGGTGCGGACGTCAAGAAGGTCGACATCTTCTCGCCGAAGGACATGCAGGAGGTCGAGGGGCGCACCCTCACTGACATCGAGGTTGCTTCGGCGTACCACATCCCTCCGGAGATGATCGGGTCACGGCAGGGGAACTACTCCAACATGGAGGCGTTCCGGCAGTCGCTGTACCGCGATGCTCTGGGCCCGCACTTCGTGCAGTTCGAGCAGGCGTTCAACGCGCACATCACTCCGCTCCTCAACGGTGGCGACGAGTCGCTGTACGTCGAGTTCGACCTGGGCGCGAAGCTGCGTGGGTCGTTCGAGGAGTCCGCGGCGATCATGTCGACCGCGACTGGCGGTCCGTGGCTGACGATCAACGAGGCCCGGGCGATGGACAACCGGCCGGCGATCGAGGGCGGCGACGACATCATCACACCGCTGAACGTGGTCCGTGGTGGTGGCCCGCAGGCGTCCCCGGGTGATGCGTCGCCGGAGGTTGCGAAGGCGTACGACCTGCTCCGCAGTAAGGGGCTGGATCCGAAGCAGGCGATGGAAGTGCTCTGGGCGACCGGGCAGTTGGAGGCAAGCGCATGAAGACGAAGAGCTTCAACGCCAACGTGAAGGCCGTCGGTACCGCTGACGGTCTCGGCGATGGTCAGTTCACAGCGCTCGTCGCAGTGTTCGGCAACAAAGACCACGGCGGAGACGTCATCGTCCCGGGTGCGTTCGCTGAGTCGCTGCGCGACTGGGCGGCGTCGGGTGACGCGATCCCCGCGATCTGGTCGCACCAGTGGTCGGATCCGTTCGCGCACATCGGGTGGAGCCTGTCGGCTGCGGAGACCGCTGACGGGCTCCTCGTGACCGCGCAGCTGGACCTCGAGAACCCGACGGCGCTGCAGACGTACAAGCTGCTGAAGCAACGCCGGGTGAAGGAGTTCTCCTTCGGGTACGACGTCGTCGATGGTGGCTACGTCACTCAGGACGAGGACGAGTTCTTCGAGCTCCGGAAGCTGAACCTGATCGAATTCGGGCCCACGCTCAAGGGCATGAACCCCGATACGCAGCTGCTCGGGACGAAGTCCGACGAGGACATCCGCCGCATCGTGCGTGAGGAACTTGCCGCCGACCCTCGGGAGGTGGAGCCGACACCCAACGTTGATGTTCCGCCCGACCCGACCGAATCTTCCGGCGCCCCGCCGGAAAGCTCACCTCCCCAGGATGGGGAACCGTCAGGCCCGTCGAAATCGGCGGGCCTTACTCATGCCCAAGTGGCGGCCTGGGCGACCGCAGCAGAACTGATCCTGATGGAGGAACGATGAAGACGCTCCGAGAGAAGCTCGCGGCCGTCCTGGCCGAAGCGAAGAGCATCGCCGATCTGGCGAAGTCCGAGGACCGTGAGTTCACGGCGGACGAGATCACGAAGATCGGTGAGCTGAAGTCGCAGGCCGACGAGCTCACCGTGCAGGTGAAGGCAGCGGACGACGCGCAGTCGAACATGAAGACGCTCCTCGCGTCGACGTCGCCGGCGAAGTCCGACGAGGAGCCGAAGCCGGCCGAGGAGCAGTCCGAGGGCTTCAAGTCGTTCGGCGAGGCTTACACGGAGTCGGCGCCGTACCAGCAGCTCATCAAGTCGAACCCGGGTGGGTTCGGTGAGGGTTCGCTGATCCAGCTGCCGAAGGTCACCGTCGGGGCGAAGGGTCGCGGTCTGAAGGCGGACCCGAACCCCCTGTCAGTCGCCGTCGGGCAGCTGCTTCCCACGCGTCTGCCGCAGGTGGACCTGACGTACCAGCGTCCCCTGACGCTGCTCGACCTGATCTCGACCGGGTCGATCACCGGCAACAGCTTTGACTACGTGCAGATCACTTCGGTGCTCCGCAATGCGGGCATCGTCAAGGACGAGATCCTGCCGACGGACCCCGCGTCTGCTCTGAAGCCCCTGTCCGACCTGTCGACGGCGATCGCCACCGGCAAGGTGTTCACCTACGCCGACGGCTACACCGTCACGAACGAGCTCCTCGCCGACGCGGGAGCGTTCGCGTCGTACCTGAACGGGCAGCTCGCGTACAACATCCGGGCCGTGATCGAGAACTACCTCCTCAACGGCACGGGTGCTGCAGGCCAGCCCACGGGCATCCTGAACACGACCGGCATCCAGCAGATCGCTGCTGCTGGCACCGACCCGGTCAAGATCCCCGTGTCGATCCGCAAGGCGCTCACCGCCCTCGACGAGGTCGGAGCACAGGTCACCGGCATCGTCCTCAACCCGGCCGACGCTGAGGTGCTGGATCTCATGCAGGACGGGAACCAGCGCTTCTACGGCAACGGTCCGTTCGGTGCTGGTCCCCGCACTCTGTGGGGCCGTCCCTACGTGACCGCGCAGGCGATCCCGGAGGGCACCGCGCTCGTCGGTGACCTGTCGACGATCAACGTCCTCGAGCGTGAGGCGCTGTCCGTGGTCGCGTTCAACCAGCACGCCGACTACGCACGACGCAACCTCGTGTACGTGCGTGCGGAGCTGCGTGCCGCGCAGGTCATCTACAAGCCGGCGCACCTCGCCCTCGTCGAGCTCGGCACGGTGGCGGCCGGCTGATGACGGACGGGATGGTCGTCATCAACGGGATCCGGTATCGGATCGAAGACGCGAACCGTCTCGGTCTGGTGCACAACAAGGCACGCGGTGTGGAGGAGGCAGGACGTGACTCTGCAGGAGACGACGCTGCCCCCGCTGGCCGATCCAGCCGATCTCGGGGCAAGGCTCGGCAAACCGGCGAGTGACCCGGGGATCGCCCTGGCGCTGCGGATGGCGTCGGAGCGGTTCCGCGGTCAGACCCGGAACCCCATCAGCCTCGTCGAGGACGACACGATCGTTCTCGACGGGGCGGGGGCCCGGGTGCTCCGCCTTCCGGTGTGGCCGGTCGTGTCTGTCGCGAGTCTGACGGTGGCGGGGCAGACAGTGCTTGACCCTGAGTGGTCGGCTGCTGGTCTGCTCCGCCTCCCCGCACGGTTCCCCGACGTGTGGCGGTCGATCGAGGTCGTGTACACGCACGGCTTCGCCGACATCCCGGGAGACGTGCAGGAAGTGGTCCTCGACCAGGCTGCGTCGATCTCCGAAGCGTCGCCGTGGCTGTCGCAGTTCACGTCGGGGCAAGAGCAGGTGGCGATGGCGGCGGCTGCGACTGTCGGGACGACGTCGCAGTGGGCTCGAGCGGTCGCCCGGTACCGCATCGGCGGTGACCACTGGTGATCCTCTCGAACCTGCTGCACCGCGACACGGTCACCGTGCGGCGCACCACCGAGGGTGAGCCCGACGAGGACGGTGTCCCCACGGACACCGTCGTTGACCAGGTCATCGGTGGCTGCAACGTGCAGCCCGTGGGGACGAAGGAATCTCTCGGGCAGAACGACATCGTCACCTCACGGTGGATGGTGTCGACCCGTGAACCGCAGGACTGGATCCAGTCCGCGGACACGGTCATCTGGCGCGGTCAGGCGTACTACGTCGATGGCCGGCCGCAGACGTACTGGAACGTGCTCCCGCACACGGAGTTCGTGATTACCGAGACGAAGGGCTGACGGATGTCGGACAAGATCAGCGTGAACGGCAACGAGTACCGGCTCGAGGATGCGGTGCGTCTGGGGTTGGTGGAGCCGAAGCACACTCCGGTGGTGGAGACGGTTCCGTCGGAGGTGTGGACGGTCGCGGAGATCGACGCGTGGGCTGACAAGCGCGGCATCGACCTCACGGGGGCTAAGACGAAGCCGGAGAAGCTGGCGGTCATCGCGGACTTCGAGTACGCGAGCTGATGCCGAAGGTCGTCATCGGCCGGGGGATCATCGATCAGGCGGTCCGGAACCCTGCGGTGCGGAAGGCGATGCGGGACAAAGCGGACCGGATCCTGCCGCGCGCGCAACGGCTGGCGTACTCGGCTGGTGCGAAGCAGTTCGGTGACTCGCTCCGCGTCGAGGAGGGCACCCGTCCTGGCACGAAGGCAAACGGCGGGTACAAGCGTCCGTTCGCTCGTGTGATCGCGACGTCTGCTGATGCGACCCAGGTGGAGCACGGCGACGTGGGTGTGTCGAAGCAGGCGATCCTGCGGAGAGCGATGGGCGCATGAACGTGTACGGGGTGTGGCCCAACGTCGAGAAGGTGCTCCTCGCCTACTTGAAGCAGGAGACGGGCGCTGCGACGTACACGGAGACCCCGTCGAACCTCGAGACCGTGGCTCCCATCATCGTCGTGGAGCGGATCCCTGGCGGGTTCGGCCGCGACTACGAGAAGACGTTCCACGTCGATCTGACGGTGTTCGCGAAGACCCGCGGCGCCGTGTGGGACCTCGTCCAGAAAGTCGAAGTCGCGATGGTCCTCTGCAACCTGTTCGACCAGGTCCGCGAGTCCGACTCGTTCGGGAACGTCGCGTACTCGAACACGGCGCTGCGTCGTGCTGTCGGCACGTACGAGCTCGACGCGCGCCCCCAATAGGCCGCTCACCAACACCCATCATCCATTCAGCCGTCCGCACGTCGGGCGGCTTTGTCGTTCAAGGAGAACGCATGCCTGACGTGGTCGACCAGATGGTCAACGACAACCGCAACATCCACAAGTGGCGCAGGGTCATCCTCGCCATCGCGGACTACTCCGCCGACGTCCCCGAGGCGTTCTTCGGTACCGATGGGAAGCCGATCGCGCTCCCCACCGGCTACAAGAACATGGGGTTCATCACGACCGACGGCATCTCGCACTCGTACGACCTGTCGGTCGACGAGACGAACATGCTGCAGGACCTCGAGCCGGTCCGGTCCGACAACACGTCGAAGTCGCACACCTTCCAGGTGGCGTTCGGTGAGACGAACGGGTGGACCAAGGCGCTGGCCTACGGCAAGCCCGTGTCGGAGTGGCCGTCGGACAAGAACGCGGCGTGGATCTTCGACGAGGACCCCGACTCCGGTGACGCCTACTACCGGGCGATCACGCTCGCGCAGGACGGCGTCGGTGACGGAGCTGTGTACCGCGTCGAGGCGGCGTACCGGATCAAGGTCACCGACATGGACGACCGAGCGATCAACAACTCCGACGTCGAGGAAGTGAACCGGACGTTCACGATCTACCGCGACCCGGTGATCGGGAAGTCGTACACGGAGGCGCAGACCGCCGCGACCGGCGTCGTCGTCTCCGGCGGCTGACCCTTCCCCCCAAGACCAGGTGGCGGCGTCGTTTGGTGAGCTGCGCCGCCGCCACCTGTTACCCCTGCTCACGAGCTCACCAAGCTCACTAGGAGACCCGCATGACCAGCAAGGCTGACAAGAACCGTCGCACGTCGTACACCCTCGCCGCCGCTCGGCGGAAGGTCGAGGAGTCCGTCGGTGGCGACACCATCGAGATCTTCGTGGAAGAGGGTGGCGAGGCGTTCTACCTGCCCCACCCGTACTTCTACGACAACGACACGAAGAAGGCGCTGAAGGGCGCCGACGACGAGGACGACTCCGCGCAGGGCCGCATCCTCCTCGGCGACGAGCAGTACGAACGGTTCATCGCTGCCGGCGGGACCGATGAAGGCATCAACCTCGTCATGATCGCGGTCGGTCAGGACCTGAAGGACTCGCAGGGAAACTGACGGGGGTAGACCTCGACGAGTTCGACCTCGAGATCGCGGACCTGCCAGCAACGCACCCCGTCGCTGTGCAGGTCCGCACCGAGGCGATGCTGCAGCTGTTCGGGGACCACCTCCGTTCCGGCGATGCAGCGTTGCAGGCCACGTACGGCGGCCGGGATGTGCTGCGTGAGTTCCTCCGCGGCCGCATCTCGGTATGGCAGTTGCGTGGCCTGGTCGAGGCTCTACCCCCCGATTCGGCGTTCCACCGTGCCGTGCGCGAGAACGACTGGGCGGACGGCGACTGGATCAGCCGCGACACGAACTCGGTGCTGCGCGCCCAGTTGGCGCTGATCGAGGCGTTCCTCGCGGGTGAGAAGCGGCCGAAGAAACCCGACTACCTGCCGTCGCCTCTTGATGGGCGTGACGTGCGGGACGCGGCGGAACAGGAACTCGACGAGCGGCAGCTCGTGGAGATGCAGGAAGTCGCCGACGGCTGGTTCGCGAACAACTAGACATTGGAGTGCCTCGTGGCCGGTTCCGCTGTATGGCTCGATGTCCTGCCCTCGATGTCGAAGTTCGCGTCGACTATGTCGAAGCAGGCAGGCACCGCGGCGAAAGTTGCGGGCCTGTCTGCTGGCCGGCAGTTCTCCAATGGTGTCGCGGCTGGCGGTTCCACGTCCGCCGCGAAGACGCTCGTGTCAGAGCTCGAGGTCGCGTCGAAGCGTGCCGCGAAGGTCGTGCAGGCCGAGAAGGTCGCGATCGCGAAGGCGCGTTCGGAGGAGAAGGCCGCCGCTGTCGGTGTCCAGGCGGCGGAGGCTCGTCTCGCTGCGGCACGGACAACGAAGAACTCTGCCGCAGCACAGGCACTCGTCCGCTCCGAGCAGTCGGTCATCGCTGCGCAGTCGAAGCAGCAGGCATCGACCGTTGCAGTTGAGGGTGCTGAGGCGCGCCTCGCTGCAGCACGCGCCGGGTCCGGGAAGGCTGCTGCCGCTCAGGCAGTGAAGGCCGAACAGGCGTTGAAGCTCGCGCAGGGGCAGCAGAAAGTCGCTGCGCAGGGGCTGCAGGCCGCGGAAGCCGGCCTCGCGCAGGCTCGGAAGCTCGGATCGGTGAACTCCGCTGCGGTTCTGCAGGCCGAACAGCAGCTCGCGATCGCCCGAGGTCGTCACGAGACGACGGGACTGAAGGTAGTCGCTGTCGAGGACCAGCTGAAGGCTGCGTTCACCGAGCAGAAAACCATCACCACTCAGCTTGGCGACGCTCAGGCGCAGTCTGCGAAGCAGACCGCACTGATGAACAGCCGGTTCGGCCGTCTCGCTGCGGCTGGCGCGCCTCTGTCCTCTGGTTTGGGGAAGGTCGCTGTTGGCGCGAAGAACGTCGCGGCTAGTGCTCTGTCGACGTTGAAGCCGCTGGCGGGGATGGCTGCCGGGTTCGGCGCGATCATCGGCGCTGGGCAGGTCATCAAGCTCGGCAACGAGTACACGGCGACCATGAACGAACTCGGCGCTGTGACGAACACGTCCGGTGCGGAGCTCGCGAAGTTCGGCATCAAGGCGCGTGAGCTGGGTTCCGACCTGACGCTCCCCGCGACGTCCGGCAAGGACGCCGCTGCGGTGATGCTCGAACTCGCGAAGGGCGGTCTGACCGCCAACGAGGCGATGGACGCCGCGAAGGGCACCATCACTCTCGCTGCTGCGGCGCAGGTCGACGGTGCGCGCGCAGCTGAGATTCAGGCGAACGCGTTAAACCAGTTCGGCCTGAAGGCGAAGGACGCGGCGATGGTCGCGGATGTCCTCGCGAACACCGCCAACGCTGCCGCGGGTGGTGTCGACGACATTGCCCTGTCGATGAAGTACGTCGGTCCCGTCGCCCGGACCATGGGCATCAACCTTGCGGACACCGCTGCGGCTGTCGGCATCCTCGCCAACAACGGTCTGAAGGGCGACACGGCCGGTACCGCGCTCCGCGGGATGCTCGCGTCTCTTGCGCGGCCGTCGAAGCAGGCGCAGAAGGCCGTCGATGCGCTGAACCTGTCGGTGTTCGACCAGCAGGGCAAGTTCGTTGGTCTCCGCGCCGTCATTGAGTCGCTGTCGGAGGCGCGGCGGACGATGACGCAGGAGGACTTCGCGTCGCAGGCGGTCCTCGCGTTCGGACGTGAACCCCTGGCCGCTGTGACGTCCCTTGCGGCTTCCGGTGCGCCCGCCTTCGACAAGATGGGCAAGTCCGTCAGCCGCACCGGTGGTGCCGCTGCAGTCGCGCAGTCGAAGATGAAGGGTCTCGGCGGTGCGATGGACAAGCTGCAGTCGCAGCTTGAAGACGTCGCGCTCGGCATCTACCAGACCGTGTCCCCCGCGCTCGAGGCGGCGGTCAACGGGATCGCTGGCAGCTTGAACGGTGCCGGCGACAAGGTGCAGTCGTTCCTGGACATCGCTGGTGGGCTCGGGAAGCTGGCGTTCACCGGGAAGGTGTCCGCACCGATCTCTGGGATCGACCCAGCAGTCGTGTCGGGGGTGCAGGCGGCACGCACGGTGATCATGGGGGCGTTCCGCGACATCGCGTCGTTCGTCACGACGAGTCTGGTGCCGTCGGTGAAGAACCTAGCTGCAGCGCTCGGGCCGACAGCGGCGATCGTGGCGGGTGCGTTCGTCGGAGCGTTCCGTGCTGCTGCGTTCCTCCTCGCGAACGTCATCGGGCCGGCGCTGGTCGGTGTCACCGGGTTCATGCGCGCCAACAAGGTCGGCGTGGTGCTCCTGGCGGCGGCGATCGGCGGGCTCGTCGTCGCGTACAAGGCGTGGATCCTGCAGCAGAAGATCCTAGCTGCTGGCGGCTTCGCGATGTGGGCAAGCCAGCTGCGCCTCGTGGCTGCCGCGCAGAAGGCGTGGACGTTCGCGACGTGGCTCGCAGTCGGCGCGCAGAAGGCGTTCAACCTCGCGTTGCGGATGAACCCGATCGGGCTCATCATCACCGCGATCGGCCTCCTCGTCGCCGGTGTGATCTGGGCATACAAGAACATCGGCTGGTTCAAGACCGGTATCGACGCCATCTGGGCGGGCATCAAGATGGGCGCCCAGGCCGTCGCGACGGTCGCGGTCTGGCTGTGGAGGAACATCTTCGGGCCGGTCTTTCGCGGTATCGCTGCAGTCGCAACCTGGTTCTGGAACACGTTCTCGGTGATCGTCTCCACGATCGTCGCGGTCGTCCGGTACACCCTCGGCGCCGTGTTCTCGTGGCTGTACAACACGATCATCAAGCCTGTGTTCGCCGCGATCGGGACGATCATCTCCGCGTGGTGGAACTTCTACGCGAAGCCGATCTTCACCGCCGCGGTGTTCATCGTGAAGAACGTGCTCGGGCCCGTGTTCCTGTGGCTGTACCGCAATGCGATCAAGCCAGCGTGGGACGGCATCAAGACGGCGATTAAGACGGTGTGGGACTGGCTGAAGCCCGTCTTCGACAAGCTCACAACTGTCGCGAAGACAACGATCCCCGCTGCCTTCAACGTCATGAAGAACGGCATCGCAAGAGCGTGGGAGGCTGTCAAGACCGCCGCGAAGGCACCGATCAAGTTCGTCGTTGAGACGGTCATCAACAAGTCGCTGATCACACCGTTCAACGACGTGGCGCAGGCGTTCGGGGTCAAGAAGAAGATCAGCACGATCGATCTGCCGTCCGGGTTCGCTCGAGGTGGTGTGATCCCGGGGTACCAGGCGGCGAAGCGTGACGACGTGATGACGCCGATGCGACGTGGTGAGGGTGTCCTCGTCCCCGAGGTGGTTCGCGGTCTCGGTCCGTCGACTGTGCATGCGTTGAACGCTGCCGGCAACTCCGGTGGCGCTTCGGCGGTGCGGAAGATGACCGGGTATGCGAAGGGTGGCGTCGTCAAGAAGAGCTCCGGCTCGGATGGCGGCAACGGCAACGGGCTTCTGTCCGGTGCGAAGGCTGCCTGGAACTGGACCAAGGGTGCCGCTGGGACTGCTTGGGACTGGACGAAGAACGCTGCGGAGACCGCAGCGCAGGTCGTCTCGGACCCGATGGGGACCCTCGGCAAGCTCGTGAAGTCCGCCATCGGTGGGATCCCGGGCGCCGGACGGATGGTCGACGTCGCTGGCGGCATGGGCACGAAGCTTCTCGACGGGGCAGTGTCCGCGTTGAAGGCGATGGGTGGCGCCGCTGACGGGCTCGGGAACTTCGGCGGGAACGGGAAGAACGGGCAGCTGCCGAAGTCGGCGCTGTCGAAGGTGTCCGGGTTCACCGGCGGTCCTGGTGTCGGCCCGATCGGCGGATACCTCCGGAAGGCTGCTGCGGTCGCGTGGGAGGCGATGCAGCGGGCGTTCGGTGGTGGCCTGTCGCTGACGGAGGGGTACCGGGATCTCGCGAACCAGCAGATGCGGTACTCCGCGTACCGGGCTGGCCGCGGGAACCTCGCGGCGACGCCTGGCACGTCGGTCCACGGGTACGGGCTCGCTGCTGACGTTGGTGGCGGCTCGCAGGCGTGGATGCGTGCGAACGGTCCTCGCTTCGGCTGGTACCCGACGGGACTGTCCTTCGCGCAGCGTGAGCCGTGGCACTTCGAGTACAAGGGCGGCAAGGCTGCTGGCGGTATGGCCGCTGGTGGCATCGTCGGCGGGTTGACGCCCACCTTGTACGACAAGGGCGGTGTGCTGCCGCAGGGGCTGTCTCTGGTGCAGAACAACCTCCGCGATCCGGAGGTGGCGCTGCCGATGCAGACGCTGCGGGAGATCGTATCGACCGAGAGCGGTGGCGGCGGGAACACGTACGCACCTGTGTTCCACAACCCGGACCGTGGCGCTGTCCGCGAGTTCGAGTCGTGGGTGCACAAGAAGGAAGTTATGGCCGGCGGCCGCTGATCGGAGGACTCTGTGGCGACACTGATCAGCGGCGGCTCACCGTCGCTCACCATCACCGACACGATCGATGGTGGTGGGCCGGCGGACGAGTTCGTCGACACCCTCGACGGGAACGGCCCCACCGGGCCCGACTTCCCCACCACTCCGCCCGTCATCGTGCGGGAAGACACACGCCGGATCTGGCTCGAGTCGATGGACGGGTCCCTCGTGGTCCCGTTGAACGTTGACGTGGACCGGATCCTGAAGGCGGGGGCGACTGGTCTGCAGTTGCCCCCGCTGGACGTGGTGACGATCAAGACCCCCGGCATGCCGGGGTCGTCGTTGCAGGAGGTGAACGTCGACGAACGGGAAGTGTTCCTGCCGTTGAAGTTCGCTTCCGACACGTCCCATGCGGAGTTCATGGGGAAGCTGACGGAGCTCCGCGGGCTGATCGCCCCGATGTGGGACCTGGTGAACCTGGGCGACACGGGCACCTTCCGCCTTGGGGTGTCGTCCCTGAACGGTGAACGGCTCCTCGACGTCGTCTACAAGGACGGGTGGACGGGTGAGCATGGTGGGTCTGCTGGCGGGGCGCGGTTCGAGAACTTCGGGCTGACGCTCCTCGCGGTGGATCCGTTCTTCCACGCCCGGGAGTACACGTCGTTCACGTACGGCATCGCCGACGGGGAAGTGTTCCTCTCCTCCACCGACGACAACGTGTGGCCGCGGTCGATTTCCGCTTCGGTGACGATCGGTAACGGCATGCAGATGGCGGTGCAGGGTGATGTGCCGGCGTGGGTGGAAGTCTTCGTCGATGGTCCCGCGACGATCGCGGAGCTCAGCTTCCCGGGGACGAACATGGTGATGACGTCGTCGGTCGCTGACGGCCAGGAACTGGTGCTGATCACGGATCCTCGGCGCCGGTCTGCTCGTCTTGGCGGGCAGGTGGCGTGGCCGTACATCTCCCCGACTTCGACGTTCGCTCCGCTCCGGCCGGGGATGAACAGTGTGAACGTGCAGCTCGGTTCGGCTGGGGCGGACACGTCGATGACCGTCCGATGGCTCGAGCGCTGGCTCGCAGCGTTTTGATCTGGGAGGTCGCATGCCGCAGTGGATGATCCAGCCGCGGGACAAGAACCTCCGTCGCTCCTACGACCCCGTGAAGTTCTGGTCCTTGCTGACCGTCGTGGAGCGGCACAACGTCACCGGCACCGACCCGGGCACCTGGTCCGTCACCGCCCGCAACGAGGGACTGGCGGGGCTGCTGACGCCCGGGAACGGGGTGATCCTCACCCGCGGCGACCAGCTGGTCATGTCGGGGCCGATCACGAGCATTCAACGCGGTGCGACCGTGTCGACCGTGTCGGGGGTGTCGGACCTCGACGTCCTCAACGACCGGATCCTGTTCCCCGACCCGTCGTCCCCGATCACGTCGCAACCGGCCGCGTACGACAACCGGTCCGGCCCTGCCGAGTCGGTGCTCCTCAGCTACGTCCGGTTCAACGCCGGGGACGCCGCTCGAGCGGAACGGCGCGTACCCCGGCTGCGGTTGCCGGCGACGTTGGGGCGTGGGCGGAACGTGTCCATCAAGGGCAGGCTCGACCTCCTCGGTTCAACCGTCGCGGACATCGCGGAGTCCGGGAAGCTGCACGTCGACATCTTGCAGGGCGAGGACGACGCCCCCTACCTGCAGTTCACGGTGCGTCCGATCACCGACCGCACCGCGAACGTCCGGTTCGGGTCGACGCGGGACTTCACCGGCGGGATCATCGGCGAGGACTGGTCGTACACGCTGACCCGCCCCACCGTCACCGACGCGATCGTCGCGGGCGGCGGTCAGGGCCAGCAGCGGCTGTTCGCGGAGCGTGTCTCGACCGCTGCTGAAGCGGTGTGGGGTGCGAAGGTCGAACAGCTCATCGACCAGCGGCAGACCACCGTCGCGGCGGAGCTCGCCGATGCAGGCGACGATGCACTGTCGGACGGGGACTCCCCGGTGTCAGTGTCGTTCACGATCACGGACTCCCCGGACGTCTGGTACCGGCGTGACTGGTTCGTCGGCGACAAGGTCGGTGTCTTCATCGACGGTCTCGACCTGTCGAACCTGGTCCGTGAGGTGACGACAACAGTGCAGGCGCAGGAAGGTTCTCCGACGGAGACCGTGTCCGCGGTAGTCGGGTCTAGGGACTCCTCGGCGTGGACGACGAAGACGAACACACGTGTGGCGAAGGCGCTGAAGAGCGTCCGGCTGCTGCAGGCGATCTAGAAGGAGACCATCATGACGGAGACCTCGTTCCCGATCGTCGATCAGAAGCTGACGGACGGTGCGTGGGCGCAGACGGTGGGTGCTGTTGGGAACGGCATCCTCGACGACTGGGGCTCCCCGTACCGCATCACCGTGAACACGAACGACACCGTGACGATCCGGAAGTCCACGACGTCCGGCTTCGCGCGCGCCCTGGTGAACGGGTACGGGCACCAGATGGACGCGGACATCACGCTCCCGGTGCCGGCGGTGTCTTCCCCGACTCGCTACTACGTCGGGCTGTTGTACAACCCTGCGGTGCGGAAGGCGTCCGACCCCGCATTCGACCCGACGGTGGACCTGCCGGTCAAGCTCGTCGTGCTGAAGGGTCCCGAGGTACCCCTGTCCGGCACGCAGGAGTTCCTGACGCTGCACCAGTTCAGCCGCGGCGCCGGCCAGACGCTCGCCGCGTCCACCCTGTTCTCTCCGCTGCCGTCGATCCGCCCGTCGATCCAGGTGGACTCGAAGGCCGCGCTCATGGAGATGAGCCCCCTGCTGTTCCTCCGCGGCACGGAGGCGTACTGCGTCGACGTGGACTTCGCGTACCGGTCGTCGGGTACGGCGTCTTCGCCGCAGTGGCGTCGTGCGCAGTCGATCGACGCGCTGCCTTCCGCGGACGACAACGTCGAGACGGACGTCACCCCCGCTTCAGGGCGGGTCCGCATCGCTGGTGAGTCGTTCTCCACCGATGCCGACCGGCTGGTGTTCATCACCGTGACGGGTACGGCGGTGGGTGCGCACCAGAACAATGCGTCGGGGCTGCTGTCGGTGGTCCTGAACGACGAGAACGTCCTCCACCCGTCGTCGTGCCGCCTGTCCCGGATCCGGGGTGGCGCGGGGATCTTCTTCTCCGTGTCCGGGATCGCGAGGACGAAGGGCGGTGCGAACGTGCTGCGGGTGTTCCTCGACGCCGATCAGGACTCGGACACGATCCGGACCAGCGGCGTCCAGATCGGCGTCGTCTCGTTCTAACCCACCACTCATCTTCCAGGCCATCCCGTTCGGGGTGGCCTTTCGTCATGGAAGGGGGCCGTCATGGCCGCCAAGTTCAGCGTGCGGAAGTCCTCGTTCGGGGATCTCCGCGGCGTGGAGCAGTACGTCATGTCGGAGCGGATCGCTCTGCAGGTGCTGTCCACGATCATCGACTTCAACGCGTACCTGCGGTCGAAGGGCCGGTCGGGTTCCCTGTCGGTCAACGAGGGCATGCGCTCGCGGTGGCGGCAGTCGTACCTGTGGAACAACCGGGCTGCGCTCGGTGTGGTGGTCGCCGCACCGTTCACGTCGCGGCATGACGAGGTGCTGCACGGCAACGCAATCGACTTCGGCATCACGATGCCGGACGGGTCGAACCGTGCGCTGTACGCGGACGAGTTCGACCGGCTGCACCAGATCG